CATATTCAAATGCAATAAGTATTGTTCATCACCTAAATGAGAGAGAGCAGGTAAGAGAATGATCAATAAAAAATATAAAACAATTTATCCGAGTATTGTTCCAAAAGGATCAATTGGAACTTGCGTGGATGTTGAGATCGGAGTTCTTATAGCCTTTCGGCTTGAGTTTGAGAATGGTGAATCTCTGTGGTTCATGAAACGGGACTTGGAGGAGGTGGCGGAATGAGTAAAGAAGCAGAGTTAATCAGAAAAGAAATATCTCGGTTAGAGTTTTTTGAACCTACAGATGAAAGCCAAGACCGTTATGACGGCATAATGAAGGGGCTAGAGGAAGCTTTAAAACTTGTCGAGTCACTTTGTTGGGATGAAGATGATATCATCGAAATTCTTTGTGATTTCCATAATGAATACTTAGTTGCGGATGATTCTGAATTATCTGAGATAGAAACTGAGTATGCACATAAAATTATTGATTTAGTTACAGATTAGATCCGGTAACCGAAGCGATAAAGGAGGAATTTATGTTTAAGAAAACTAATGGGAAAAGGCGCTGGCGTAGAATCTGTAAGCTTGATGGCTATTGCAGGAAAGATATTAAGTTTTACTCAGAGTATGAGCGAGAGCGGCAAAAAGAGTGGTTAAAAGATAATTGTGGTCAATGGCATGGAAATGCATGCTGGAAACAGCATTGCGATAGCTCATTGAACAGGCAGCGATTATTTCGAAGCCATAGAGGAGGTTTATGAATGGGAAATAAAGAATGTAAATTTTGCAAACATGGAGAACCGTTAAACGATACAGCTAACTCTAATTTCGCAATTACGATTGATTTACACGAAGATGGAGGGTGTATAGAAGTCGAATACGACGATTCGTACGAATCAGATTGGACAGCTCCATCTATCAATTATTGCCCTATGTGTGGACGGAAATTGGAGGTGGAAGGCAATGATACCGAAGTTTAGAGCGTGGGATAAACGAAAACAGCTTATGCGAGAAGTTGCAGTTTTGCATTTTAATAAAAATGGAAACGTCAGCGGAATTGAGTACTGGAAAACACCGTATGATTTGCAATCGATTCATGCGAATTATATCAACGTAATGCAATCAACAGGAATGGAAGACAAAAACGGCGTTGAGATTTATGAAGGAGATATTGTCCTTTTTACAATAGAAGATGGGTTCGACTATGTATATGGTAAGCCGGGAAGAATTAATTTGTCCCTACAATGGGGTGCTGGAGTAAGAGCAATTTCGAGTGGGAATTATCCATTAAGAAAATGTAGGGAAGTGAGAATCATCGGCAACATCTATGAAAATCCAGAACTATTGGAGGTGAAGTAATGTTACCGAAATTTAGAGAGTGGGACCCAGTGAGACAAAAGATACACGGAAAAGGAATGTCCTATAGTGTCAGAGAAGAATTTGATGACAGTGTAAATTTTAGGTTTGATCACGAGGAAGATTTGGATTATACAACAAGGCTTAATGAAACGGATCGGAATGGAACGCCATATAGAAATCTGATGATGTCGACTGGATTGATGGACAAGAATGGTACTGAGATTTACGAAGGGGATATTGTACACATTTTGGATTCCGAGCAGATCAATCAAAGAGATGAAAACGGCGCATATATTGATGCCTTCTTCGAAGAAATAGATGAAATTGATTCTGTTGTATTTGTTGATGGATATTTCAAGTTGAAGAGAACCGGTTTTGATGTATGTATCTGTAGATCAGTTGAAGACTTTAAAATTATCGGCAACATCTACGAGAATCCAGAGTTATTGGAGGTGGAATAAATGTTAGACATGAAAATATTTGATTATCGAATTACTAGCGATTCACGTCAAGTGATTTTGAGTAAAGCGCTGAGAAATGAAGATGGAGAACTGTATGAAAGAAAAACTCCTAAAGGCAAAATGGAAGAGGCTCGCAGTGTTATTGGCTACTATTCTAATGTCAGCAAGGCTTTAATCGGCTTACAACGCGATTATGTGTTACATGGCGACAAGCCTATTAACGACATCAAAACATATAAAGAAGAGCTAGAAACGATTACTAAGGCGTGTGAGGATAGATTAAACATGGGAGAACCATTTAATTAATCCGCTAACGTCGCCTATCATGTAGGTTTAGGAGGGATAGAAATGAACACAACAGAGGCTGTAATTAGAATCATTTCGTTTATCATTACGTGGCGTTTAGTCGCTTATATATACAAATCGTACAACAAAAAAATAAGCGAGTTGAGTAAACGAATGAAAACGTTGGAGACACAAAACGAGATATACATTGATTTTATTATGAAATTGAATGATCTTTTGAATAAACGTGATACCCAAGATACAGATTGATGGAGGCGATAGAATGAAACTAAAAGAACTAATTGAGCATCATACGCTAAAAGTTATTTTATGCGGCCACTGCGAATGTGGAGAACGCAAGTATGATTTGATAACAGATCATAATCTCGCTTATCCGCCAATTCATGAATCGACTATTCTAGAAGTTAAGCCAGAGTTGTTGGAGGTGGAAGGATGATCATCCAAAGTAGTAAGAAACTGTCGAAATGTACCAAAGAAGAATTAGTTCTTTTACTCAGAGGTGAAGTAGAAAATCGATCGAAATTGATAAAGCTACTAGAAAAGGAATGGGACCAACATAATGAGGAAATCGAAGATCAAAGATTTCCCAATTATCAAAGTCCTGAAAAGGTATCTTTTTTGGCCGGAATGGAAACAGCGATTAATTCAGTCAAAAGATTTTATGAAATTAAGTAGATCCGGCAACGTCGCCAATAGAGGAGGGATTTGAATGGCAACATTATTGTTAATTATTTGTATTGCAATTACGGTTGTTGGAATATTGTTAATGAATGAGTGGGATTACGATCTGTTGGGCTATATTTTATTAATCTTGGGATTAGTATCAGCGATAGTTTTCGGAATAAATGTAGTAGCTAACATGGACGAAGTGGCTTCTGGCAAAGTCATCAATCAAAAAATATCGATGTATCAAACAGAAAACAGGAATATAGAAGAGCAAGTCGATACACTAGTTAAAGAATACATGGAGCATGAGGATAATACATTTGAAAATGCTAGATCAAAAGACACTATGACGCTTGTGTCGTTGTATCCAGAATTAAAATCAGATTCTTTAGTCAAAGAGCAAATCAGCGTATACAACAAAAATAATGCTCAAATCAAAAAACTTAAAGAGAAAAAGATTGACGTTTCAGTAGCTAAATGGTGGCTATATTTTGGGAAATAATTAATTGAACAACGGGGGAAGAATGATTGAGTAGAAATGATTATCTCATAAACGAATTAGACAGGAAGTTTGCGAATTACCCGAATTACAATAGAGAAATCGCGATTCGAAAAGAAGAACTAAAAATGAAAGAGGCTGATGAGAACATTGGTGGCGGCAAAGGAAATATTCGCAGTAATCCAGTTGAAGAACAGGTGATTAAAGAGTTATCTGATCCATATATTGTTAATCGTCAGCTTTGGAAGAAGTGCGTCAAGGAGACATTGTCTGAGCAGGATGATGATGTCCGTAGATTAATGGAACTAAAATATTGGGGCTCAGATAGTTGGATGGATTGGGCTTCGTTTGGAAAGAAACATGGTTATAGTAAACCTACAATTTATCGAATCAGACAAAAAGTTTTATTCTCCTTTGCACGAAAAATAGGTGAAATAAATTAATTTGAGACAAAAACGTGTAGTTGTCTCACTGTCAACCCCTATAAAATGATAGAGTAGATAATCCATCAAGCAGACGACCCAACCTAACTTTATTGGCATGAAGTTTCTCCTTATACCTCTTAACATACAAACGTCTAGCTTGGTGGATTTAATGGCGGCACAACAAAAAATAAATGATGAATGGAGTTGAAAAGCTTCATTTCTTTTAAAGTTCACGTGCCGTCTTTATGTCACTGTGGCGGAAAGGCCATCAGATCAGTTGCAACGCTGACAGTGACTTAGACGAAAGGTAGCTTAAATATTAACCACATCAACATCGTCAGCGAGTTGATAAAGGTAACTAGCAGACTCTAGGATTTAAGCCAGTCTTACCGATTAGTCTGTTATAGTAGCAAGCTTGCTAGAGGTAGCTCCTCCGAGTTGACGTGTAGCATTATTGGTGATGCGTCTGACTGTTAGAGTTGGAAATGAGGTCGGTTCGAATCTGGCCGCGTCAATTAATGCAACCGAGGATAGAAGTGGTACGTGGAGGATCAGCACGATGACCGTGCTATGTAGGTTGCTTAATACATAATCAAGATCGCTTAGGCGGTCTTTTTATTTTAGCGAGGTGTCTGTATGAATGAGTTGATAGAAAATAGAAAAAGATTTTTAAAGGTAGAAGTATTACCATTTTGGAAAAGATGGAAGTGCCAGCACGATTATGTCTATCTTGGCATTGATAATCAACATAAGATTTTCGGATGTATGAAATGTGGAAAGATAGATAATAGGTAGATCACTCATCGCGAGTGGTCTTTTTATTTTGGTCAAGGAGCGATTGAAATGGAAAAAGAGCACAATAATAAATTAGGTCTTTTAAGTATTTTGACAATTATCTTTGTTATAGCTAAGTTGCTTGGATTAATCCATTGGAGTTGGCTGTTAGTATTTGCGCCGACTTTGATTGGCATAGGTGTATGGATTTTGATTATGTTAGTGGCGTTAATCATTGCGGTAGTATCAGATAAATAAAATATTAACAGTTTATTTATGAAGCTTTTTGAGGAGTGATTTAAATGTATAGACCACAATATTTAGAACGAAAATATGAAGTAACTAGCATATATGCAGATTCTAATACTGTTCCATATCTTACAATTCGAACACCGATTAAAAGAAATACATATAAACGTAAAGAAAACAATGAAATCACTAGGCGATACGGAAGAAAGATACATCGAAGAAAGGACTGATCCAATTGAGAAACTACTGGTACTTGTCATTGTGTGGAAGCTATCCGCAACGATCCATGTCAGCGCAGATAGCTAAACGCTACACGATAGTCGAGCTGACAGATGAAGCAACACCACAAGAGATTGATCAGTACAAGTTAGTCTTAGTTGGTATCGGTTGGTTTAATGACAAACACATTCAAGAGAATATAAAGAGGTGGCTGAGATGACATACTTTGATTACTTGCAACAGTGCTTTATTCACGCAAGAGACAAATTACCGAACGCATACACTGTGGATGATGTAGCTATATATGTATTGAAGACAGAGAGTCATAGCAGTCCTGAATATGATAACAAGGAGCAAACACTTGCATGGTTTAGATTCTTTAAATGGATTAAGGAGGAAGAGTAATGAGGTTAGTAGATTACATTCAAGAAGGATACAACATAGTGACATCTCTATCCACGGGAAGAAAGATTAAGGATGCCTATCCTGATGTCCTTGTATTTACAGATATGGCTTTCGATGGAATACCGTGTGAGAAGTTATTAGTAGACCGGTACTATGCTAATCATTCAGCGGTTATCAGCGCCAAACCATTGCAGAAAGCATTTGCCGTTGAAATGTTTACTCATGATTTCGTTGGAATTGAACCGATAATTCCCTTGACCAGCAATACAAGGGAACGTGTAATGAAGGCAATGCAAAAGAGTGTAGATGAGCTAATTACTAAGAGTCCCACGAACTTGCTTGAAATCAAACTAAAGGATACCGATTCTGTACCTGAAGTCTGGTATCGAGGCAAACGGGTGGACGAGATGCCCAACGGATTAGTCGATGCATATATACACTGGCATACATGCGAAGCGGATAAACCAACTGAGTTAGTGGCTAGTCTTGAGTATGTCGAAGGTACTGATATAGACGCTAAGAGGGTAGAAGTATACATCGATGAAGAAGGAGAGCGCGGAAGCTTTAACTTATTGAAAGATGAAATAGATGACTGAATCCAGACCGCGAGACGAGATAGACAAACTATACAAGACCAATAGATGGCGTAAACTTCGCAAGGTTATAATTGCTCGTGACTACGGACTGTGCCAAGAGTGCAAGCGTAGAGACCTAGTTAGAAGAGGAGTAGTAGTACATCACATCATAGAAGCAAGAGAAGATATATCAAAGTTCTGGGATGAGGACAACCTAGAGCTTGTGTGTCTTGCTTGCCATAATAAAGATCATCCTGAAAGATCAGGAGGAGAAAAGAAAGTAAAAACAAAGAGAAAGGTTGTGAAGTTCTATGCTACTAAAGAATAGCAACGAACAAATTGAATGGCTAGAAAAAGTTATTGATACTTTAGAAAAAGTGAAGGATCAAGCTAAAGAAAATACGTCTCAACTTGATCAATGTGAGTACACAGCTTCAAACTCTATGCCGAACACCTTTGGAGAAACTGAGCACAGGATAGACTTGATGCTCATGTTCACTGACAAGAGTAGCCCCCCTACCTCGAAAAGTAAAAACTGAAGTGGCGCAAGACCGGTGCACTCCTTCCTTTACAGTTTTACCGCTTTTCAAGTTTTTATAAATTTATCTTTTGATGTTCATGAAGTGCATATTTAACTGAATCTAGCATACTGTCTGAGGCAACCTCAAGTTTTATGTCAGGAATTTTTTCTAGCCTGTCGAAATTCAGTTTGAAAGTGGAAGAATAATACCTGTCACTTTGTCGTTTCTTTTTTAAATTATTGTTTTCGTGATCAAATAGCAAATCAGCGTATTCAATAGAAATTTCTAATGATTTGGGGCGTTCATCCTCAAATAAACCAGCATAAGTCATTTGCCCAGGCATTATTTCAAAACCAATTAAATCATTTAAGAAATTTGTTGTTTCGGGATCTAATTTTTCTGAGAAAGATATTTTGCGAATGATAGCTGGTGTTTTTCCAAAATTCTTAATTATTAAATATTCTGAATAATAACCATTAGCAATCATTCCAGCATAAATTGCGATTTGAGGTCTATTAGCTTCCAAAATAGATTTTTCTGTTAAATTTATAGATTTTTTTGACTGAAATATTGCTACTAAAGAAAAAATACAAGAAAAAAATAGTGTTAACACCTGAATGATTTCTGATAAAGACATTTTCAAATTAGTCCTCCTTTTTTGATAGTAATAATATAGCATGTTTGAAAGAAGGTGATAAGATGCCACAACCAGCAAAAAGCGCAAAACTTCAGTTATTGCAAAAGAATCCGAACAAAAAGAATGTGAAAGAACTTAAAAAAAGAGCTGAAGCAGAAGAACGCCTTCAAATGAAGAGTGACAATATCCGAGCCCCAGAGTGGTTAAACGAAACCGCTGTGAGGGCTTTCAATTTTCTCAAAGATGAATTGCTGGAAATTGATTTGATTACCAATGGTGATATCTACCCATTAGCGATGTATTGTTACTGGTACGCTGAACACATGAATCTCCAAGCTCAGGCAGCATTGACGCAAGCAGAAAATCCAGAAGCAATTGGAAATCCATTAATAAAACAGCTGGATACATGTTCAAAAAATATGCGTTCATTCGGTAGTGACTTAGGCTTATCGCCTTCTGCTAGAGCAAAACTGGCGATTAAGTTGTCACAAGACGATGGTGATGATGAATGGACTTAATGTTATTGTCTTATTCTGAGCTTGAAAAGTGGTGGGAGAATTACAAAGAGGAGCAATCTTCTTGGGGCGGGGTATTGTTAGAACCGTATCCTGAGTTACTCACTACTTGGTATGCAGAACGTTTGATTGATGGTTCTATACTTGCTAGTAAAGAAAATATTCTCGCTGCAAAACGCCATATGATGGATTTGAAACGCCAAGGAACAGAAGATTTTCCGTGGATCTTTGATGAAGCGGCAGGTCATAGGCCAATTCGTTTCATCGAAGAAAATTGTCGACCGACAGAAGGAGATTTTGAACGATTTGTATTGCAACCTTGGCAACATTTTATCATTGGGTCTATGTTCGGTTGGGTTCACAAAGAGACAGGCGTACGACGGTTTCGTGAAGCACTAACGTTTGTTGGTCGTAAGAACGGTAAAACCTCACTGATTAGTGGTTTATCAGCATATATGCTTGGATACGACAATGAGCAAGGTGCCAACGTGTATGTATTAGCGAATGCAAAAGATCAAGCCTCAATCTTATTTGATAAAACTAAAGAAATGGTCAAGCAATCACCACGATTAGACAAGAAGTATAAACCACAACGATCGGTGATTAAGGACGAAGCTACATTTTCAAAGATGGAAGCGAGAGCATCTGACAGCAAAAAGTTAGATGGATTGAATACACATTTTGCAATTTTCGATGAAATCCATGAGTTCATAAATTTCAAACTGATTAATGTTATCAAGAAATCACGGGGAACTAGACGACAGCCATTGATTACTTATATCACAACAGCTGGTTATGTTCTAGATGGACCACTAATGCAATATTATGACAACGCACTCGATTGTTTAGAACATCTTGAAGATGGGCTAGATGAACGAGTATTTTACTTTATAGCAAAACTAGATGATGTATCAGAAGCGGACGATCCAAGAAAATGGATTAAAGCCAATCCGAACATCGGTTTAATGTCGTTTGTTGATCTTGTTACTGACTGGAAGACAGAACGCAACAGTCCTCAAGAACGCGCCGATTGGATTACTAAACAGTTCAATCTTTTTTCAGATATTGATGAACTGTCGTTCTTAGATATGCAGACAATCAATAAGAACAATAAAGAAATTGATTGGGAAACAATGAAAGATCAGGAGTGTGTAGCTGGCTATGACTTATCAGAAACGCAGGATTTTACATCTGCAAATTTAGAATTTCCGATCTATGAAACCGGAGAAATTGCAGTTCTTGAGCATAGTTGGATTTCGCAGGAAAGATACAACAATGATAACAACAAGCAAAGATTAGATGCATGGATAAAATCAGGAGATTTGACTGTCACACCTGGCAGCTATGTTGATTATCAGTTTGTATTTGAGTGGTTTGTTGAACAATCAAAAGAATTCAAAATTTTGAAAGTCAGATATGATCGTAGGAATAGTCTAATTCTGAACCAACAAATGATTGATTATGGTTTTGTAATGGAAGAAGCAATCCAAGGATTTACAACTTTAGGGGGTCCAATGAAGGACCTTAAAGAACGTTTTTTAGATGGAAAAGTAATATATAACAAGCAAAAGATATTCCGATGGTATTTATCTAACGTGAAACTCGTTCAAGATAGAAACAATAACTGGATGCCAACTAAGCAATCAAAAAATCGGAAAATCGATGGTTTTGCTGCATTGCTGAACAGCCACGTAAGTGTGGTAGAAATGTTTGCAAATAAATCAAAACAAACTGCGAATGTCGGCTTTATAAGTATCAGAGAAATGATGAAGGGAGGGTAGAAATGAATATAGTTCAAAGAGCAATAAACAGAGTAACACCCAAATTCGTCAAGCAAGCAATCATTAAGAACTATCAAACTAATAGCAGTTTCAAACAATGGTTTGGGAAAATATTCTTCGGAATAGAAAACTCTACTCTTGAAACGAACGAGAATATTTTTTCAGTCGTTTCAAGACTTAGTAACACATTGTCTAGTCTACCGTTCAAAAAATACCTAAACTACGATCAACAATTTGATGAAGAAATGGACAGACTAGTTTATTACCCCAATAAAAATCAAACACTCGATCAGATTATTAACGTATTAGAAGTTAGTAGGGATACAAATGGTAACGGTTATGCATTGATCATGAGAGATATCCGAGGTCAGCTGGACATGTTAGTCCCATTCAATCCAAATTACGTTGAGCCAGTTCTCGAACAAAATAGTAATGAGCTTTGGTATGTGGTGAATAACGAAGGGAAAACATACTATTTCCATAATTCTGATGTTATTCATGTTCGTCACATTGCTGGTAATGGGAATTGGAAGGGTATTAGTCCAATTGCTGTTTTGAAGAATTCCAATGATTTTGACAAAGCAGTCAGAGAGTTTTCTTTAAAAGAAATGCAATCTCTTAGAGATTCATTCATTTTGACCTATGCAAGTAATGTTGATGAAGAAAAAAGAGCAGCTGTTGTAGAGGATTTCAGAAGATTTTATGAGGAGAATGGCGGAGTTCTTTTTCAAGAACCAGGGGTAACAATTGACGAGATGGAACGTAACTTTGTTGCAACAGACATGCAAATTACCGAAGGTATAACACGTGATCGGATTGCGAATGTATACAATGTTCCGAGCATATTCCTCAATTCGGATAGTAGTAGTTTTTCATCAAATGAACAACTTATGCAGTTGTTTGTAAATATGACGCTCACTCCAATCGTTAAGCAGTACGAGCGAGAGTTTAATAAGAAAATCCTACGAAAAGAGGAGCGAGTAAAAGGATATTACTTTAAGTTCAATATGATGGGCCTCTTACGTGGAGATAGTGATGCTAGACAGAAATTCTATCATGGTGGTATTCGTGATGGATGGATGGCTCCAGACGAAGCACGGATGCTCGAAGAAATGCCACCACGGGGAGGAAAAGCATCTGAATTGTGGATCTCAGGAGATATGTATCCGCAAGATATGGACCCTGCACTTAGAAAATCGAATAAAACAGGTACTCAAGACGTAATCAAGAAAGATTAGGTCTTTTTATTTTGCCTTGAAAGGAGGGTTGAGATGAAAAAATTTTGGGAAGTAAAACAATCGGCTAACAAAGAGGAAGCTGACATTTATATTTTCGGTGAAATAGTTTCTTACAAATGGGATGACGCGGATACAACAGCGGCTAGTTTCCAAAAAGACTTAAAGGAACTGGGAGAGGTAAATCAAATCAATCTACACATTAATTCTCCTGGGGGATCAGTCTTTGAAGGTATTGCGATTGGAAACATGCTGAAACGGCATACAGCTCATGTTACAGCTCATGTAGATGCGCTGGCTGCTTCTATTGCTAGTGTGATTGTAGCCAGCTGTGACAAGGTCGTTATGCCTGAAAACAGCATGTTGATGATTCATAATCCTTGGACTTTCTCAACGGGGAATGCAAAAGAGTTACGTAAGCAAGCAGATGATTTAGATAAAATCGCTGAATCTTCTGTCGTCACATATCTATCTAAGGCTAGCGACAAACTATCTGAGGAAAAAATCAAACAAATAATGGATGAGGAAACGTGGTTATCCGCTGCTGAAGCGTATGAGTACGGTCTTTGTGATGCAGTCGAATCCGCAAATCAGATGGCAGCTTCAATCAGCGAAAAACTTTTTGAAGCTTATCAAAACGTACCGACTAAGTTGTTACAACCTGTTCAAAAAGAACGAATTACTGAAGAGCAACGGAAGCAAATCGTTAAACAAGCGCAACAAGATAAAGCCTATATTGGCGAAATTCTAGGAGGACTATAATTTATGAAAACAATTTTCGAATTAAAACAGGATATGACTACGATTGGTAATCAAATCCAAAAAACTAAGGATGAAATTTCTCAAAAAGCAGCAGACCCATCGGTGAGTGTTGAGGATTTAAACCAATTAAACAAAACGTCAGCTGAATTGCAACAACGCTTTGACATTATCAAAGCTCAACATGATCAAATGGAAGCAGAACAAAAGGCTAGCTTGTCTAAACAAACCTTTTCAACAGCTGAAAATATTGAACAAAAGAAAATTGATGCTAAAGCGGAATTAATTCGCAAAACAATGGCTAAAGAAGCAGTACCAGTAGATGTTTATCAAGTTTTAGGTGATGAAGATACTACGAAAGGGAATAAATTCCTTCCTAAAACTGTGGCAAATGACATTATTTCTGAACCTACTGTAAAAAATCCGCTACGCGAAGTTTCAACTGTAACAAACATTCCTAACTTGGAAATTCCAAAAGTTACTTTCACTTTGGATGATGACGACTTTATCGCGGATAAAGAAACAGCGAAAGAATTAGAAGCAAAAGGAGACACTGTTTCGTTTACACGACACAAATTCAAAGTGTTCACTGGGATTTCTGAAACAATTTTATTGGGAACCAATACTAATTTAGTTTCCACTGTAGAATCTAACTTGCAATCTGGCGTTGCGGCAAAAGAACGTAAAGTAGCATTTGCAGAAACACCAAAAACTGGTGAAGAACATATGAGTTTCTATGATAAAACAGTAGTTAACATTAAAGAAGTCACTGGTGCTGATATGTATGAAGCAATCACAGAAGCAGTAGCTGATTTACACGAAGACTATCGTGAAAATGCAAAAATCATGATGCGCTTTACTGATTACTTGAAGATTATCAAAACATTAGCGAATGGCAGTGCTACTCTATACACTGCGCAACCGGAACAAGTTTTAGGGAAGCCAGTTATCTTTACTGATGCTGCAGTGACTCCAGTTGTTGGCGATTTCTCATATTCTCATTTCAACTATGATATTGGTGCAACGTATGAACAAGATAAAGATGTAAAAACAGGTATCAACTTGTTCGTAGTGACTGCATGGTTCGATCACCAAATTAAACTAGCGTCTGCTTTCCGATTAGCAAAAAAAGCGTAGCCCCGGCAGTCGTCGGGAATGTGACCCCGACTGTAGATGGGGCATTGATTGATTTGAGTTAGGCGGTGATTAGATGATTCTAGACCCGAAAAAAGAAGAGGATTTAGAAGAAATAAAAGCTGCAATTCGTGAGGATTATACTGATGATGATATCGGGGTGCAACGTTCTGTGATGTCTGCGATTGCATATATTAAGGGGGCTATCGGGAATGAGAAGCCCTCTTTCTATCTACAGGATAATGAGACGATTGATTTGATTAACCTAGCAATCCTATTATTATCTGATCACTACTATCATGCAGGATCAGCAACGATAGAGTCTCAAACACAAAATGGTGCACTTCGTGAATATGATCTAGGTTTTAACTCTATGTTGCTTCAACTAAAGGCAAGTTACCTCGCTTTTAAAGAAGGTGACAGCGATGAGGAAAAGTAGAACAGGAAAACTAAAGACCAAAATTGTATTTTGGCAGTACAAACCTAATAGTGGGCCTGAACCGGGTGAAAAAGAAAAGAAAATCCTCTATAAAGCTCGGGCTGAGATTTATGATCCATCTATGAAAGATTTAGAAATACTGAATGGTAAAGGTACTAAAAAAGCAGTAACAATAGTCATACGTGATCCGCGAGGAAAGTATATTCCTACAAATAAACATTTTGTAGAAATCTTAGATTATCGATTGGGTGAACGTTGGAACATTATGGACGTTAGACAGGATATTTCTGAAAATCGTTTCCTTACTATCGTATTGGGTGTAACTAACGATGAGTAACGTTGAATTTCAAGGTGTAACTGAAACTATCCAAGCTTTGGAGAAAAAACTAGGAACTAATAAAACAAAAACTGTTACTCGAAAAGCAATCAATGTGGGTGCTGAGAAAGTTGAAAAGAATCTTCAAACTGACATGATTGTATTCAAGGATAAGGGTTATACAATTGATGAAGTTGTACGAAAGAACGCAACCTACAAAAACTACAGAGCTGAAGCAGAAATAGGGTGGAATGGACCTCATGAGCGCTATCGAATCATTCATCTTAATGAATGGGGTTATACAAGAGACGGAAAACAAATAACTCCTCGTGGTTTCGGCGTGATCACTAAGTCTTTGAAAAAATCAGAGCCAATTTATCTGGAAGCAGTTGCAACGGAGGTTAAAAAGAGCCTATGAAAGACATGTTAAATAATATCTATGAAAAGCTCTGTACTAATGAATACATCCATAACCTAACGTTCAATGAAGAAACAAAAGAATATCGCATAAAGCATTACCAACAACCAGAAACAGCCGATAAATCAGGAGCGTTCATTACGATTAGACCAGTGGATGTTCCAAACGAGGCTTATCATGGAAGCGATAAAGAACTTTCTATTGAACACTTAATACAAATTGACGTTGAATCCAAGTACAGAGCGACATGTAAACAAATCCAATACGAGATAAAAAAGGAAATGAAGACGCTAGGCTTTGGTCAAGTTTCTGGTCAAGGACTAGATGAATACTTTTCCGAGACAAATCGTTATGTAGATGCACGTCGATACGATGGGAATACAAGAATTTACGATACACAATATTAAAACAGAATAACAGGAATCAAGACACGAAAAATCGTGTCTTTTTTTGTTGTCAAAAATTAAGAAAGAGAGTGATTATATTGACACTTGTAGGGTTTAAAAAAATGACAATCGGGGTTTTCGATGAAAACGGGAAAATTCCAGCAGCAAATCTAATCGTAATTGAAGGAAAACAAGACAAAGGAGCGACTATATCGGCTGAAATCAGCGGATTATCTAAAGAAGCATCTAAAGTATATGGTTCGAATGTTCCATATTATATTTCTCAAAAAGGTACGGGCGATATCTCAGCAAACTTCGGCTTATTAGATTTACCTGATGGTGCAAATGACAAGATTTTGGGCTATAAAGTCGACGAGACAAACGGATTTAGCTTCTTAGGCGAAGATACTGAACCACCATATTGTGCTGTGCTAATGGAATCAGAAGATTTAAACGGTGAAACTGCAATGCTTGGATTATTTAAAGGTAAATTTAGTCGTGAAGCTATTAATTTGAATACTACGACTAATGAAGCATTTGAACCCGAAGCTGAAGAATATGTATTTTCTGCGATTGCTAATGATGTTGAAGGGGATGCTAAAGGACAATCGCTAGTGAAATTTAGCGGCGATGATGAATCAAAAATTACTGCACTAAAAGCATTGGTTTTCCCAGCGGGGGAGTAACAAGCCCAGTCGTTGGAGCGGTTACCCCAACGACAACAGGGGCAACAGTCGCATTGAGTTAGGAGAATGAATATGGTAGATACATTTAAAATTTACAAAAAAGATGGAACAAAAGTCGCCGAAGGGTCAAGTCCTCTCTCTATTACAGGAGTAGCTGCTGAAACTGCTGTTGCAAAAGGAGATTATCAAGCAGTTCGAGTGATTAATGATGTTGAATCCAAAAAAGTGGATATTCCCGCATTTACAACATTGGCTGAGCAAGAACCAGCTTCACTGAATTTAGACCAAAATGACAAACCAACAAAGAGCAATACTGTGGATGAAATCAAGTTATGGCTAACCGAACATAGTATAGATTTTTCTGGAGTTACTTTGAAAGATGATTTATTAGCGTTAATTCCAGATTAAGCAAGAGGACTGTAATGGTCCTCTTTTTTATTTGAAAACAATAGGAGGAAATGATAGATGGCACAAGTTCGAATCGAATTAAAAAATAAAAATGGTAAGAAGGAAGTTTTTGAAAAACTAGAAACTACAGGTAAAGATTACCGATTAGCTTTACAAACAATTAAGAAATTAAACGCAGAAAAAATCATGATCTGGGATCAATTAGATATTTACTTAGCTTTTGCAGTTGAAATTTTTAAGGCTGACAAATTAACTTCAGATCAAATTTTGGAAGGCTTGCCTTCTGAAAAAACACGTGAAACTTTGGACGATTTATTAGGACAAGTAATGGGAATTGAAGATGATCCTGACCCAGATGCAAAAAAGTAACTCCTGAAGAAGCAGAAGAAATGTATCTGGATTTGTGCAGAGAATTAACGAAACAAGGATGGTCTCTTTCAGATATTGAAAATAACTCTTTTGATACTTTGATCGAAATAGCCTGTGTAAGTCCGAAAAAAGAGAAACAAGAAGAAGTCGATCTAAAAGACTTCGTCAAATCCATTTAGGAAAGGAGGAAAACTATGGCAAACGGAAAACCATTAGGTAATATGAAGGTTATCTTAGACCTAGACAGTTCTGCCTTTTCTAAAGGGCTCAACGGAGCAAAAAAAAGCGTAGCTTACAATATGAAAGCCATGCAATCACAGATGAAAGTAATGAATTCATCAGGTGATAAATTAGGCGCTTTACAAACAAAATATGACGGCCTTAGCAAAACACTTAGTTCAAACGAAAAGTACATGGGCAAGTTAAAGGAACAATATGATAAGAGCTTCGATGCGAATGGCAAGGCAACTACTGCTACTGCCAAGTATGCTAACGAACTGAACCAAGCGATTGCTAAATCTGCTAGCTTTGAAGCACAAATGAAAACTACAGTGGGTCAGATGGCACGTGTAAAAGTTGAGACTGAAGGTATTACTGGAAAACTTAAAACTCAATCTGAGCAATGGATAAAATCTGGTAAGAAAATTGAAAACTTCGGTCAAAAATTATCTGGTGTGGGCACAGCTATGACTGTTGGAGTCACTGCCCCTCTACTGGCTGGATCGGCAGCAGTTACAAAGGCGGCTATCTCATGGGAATCAGATTTTGCAGGTGTAAAAAAGACGAATGATGAAGTCGTGGATTCGAATGGAAACGTGACATACTCATATGCTGATTTAGAGTCAGGTCTTCGAGATTTAGCTAAGCAGTTACCATCTAGTCATTCTGAAATTGCTAAAGTTGCTGAAGCAGCCGGACAGTTAGGGATTAAAACTCAAAATGTAAAATCATTTACTAAAACGATGATCGATTTAGGCGAGTCAACGAACATGTCTGCTGAAAGTGCAGCAACTTCGTTGGCTCGTTTTGCTAATATTACTCAAATGAGTCAGAAAGATTTTGACAAACTTGGCTCAGCGATAGTTGACTTAGGGAATAACTATGCAACAACCGAATCCGAAATTACAGAGATGGCTTTGAGAATTGCCGGTGCAGGTAAGCAAGTTGGAATGAGTCAAGGTGATATTCTCGGGTTTGCAACTGCGTTGAGTTCTGTTGGTGTTGAGGCTGAAGCGGGCGGTTCTGCTATATCCAAGGTCATGGTTCAAATGCAACTAGCTGTTGAAAAAGGAACAGGAGCATTCGGAGAACTAGAAGAAAGAGCTAACAATGCTGGGTTTTCAATAGGCGAGGTTAGTCAAGCAGTGGTAAACGGCGGCAAACCACTCAAGTCAATGGCCGAAGCGTTAGGGATGAACAGTTCTTCTTTGAAGAAAATGTACAAGGAAGCTGATAAGTCTAAAACATCATTAGAGAATTTTGCAAGCGTAGCCGGTATTTCAAATGAACAGTTTTCTAAATTGTTTAAGAATGATCCATCTAAAGCAATTATGAAATTTATCCAAGGTCTTTCAAATGCTGAAAAACAAGGTACGTCAGCAATCAAGATGTTAGATGACATGGATATTAAGGAGGTTCGTCTTCGAGATAGCCTTCTACGTGCAGCGAATGCTAGCGGAGTATTTGACAATGCCATTAAGACAGGTAATAAAGCTTGGAAAGAAAACTCTGCATTAACTGAAGAAGCAAATAAGCGATATGAAACTACAGAATCCAAACTTAAGATGTTAAAAAATGAAGCTGTTGACGCGGCTATAGATCTCGGCGGACCATTTGTAGATGCATTACGTGATGGTTTGAAAGCGTCAAAACCTCTAATCAAAGGATTAGGAGACATAGCAAAAGGATTCTCAAATTTAAGCAAAGATCAGCAAACTAATATTTTGAAATGGATTGGTGTAGCTGCAGCAGCAGGGCCAGCATTTAAACTTTTAGGATCAGGAGCAACTGTAGTTGGAAAGACAAAAACTGCTGTTGGAAAACTGAGTGGCGGATTAGTTGAATTGGCAGCAAATGCCGCTGAGAAAAAGGCGATGGCTAGTTTTTCTAGCGGAGTAATACTAGCAGGAGATTCGGCAAGTAAGGCGGCGCCTAAAATTGGCGCAGCAAGCACTCAAATCTCTGGTTTAGGTACTGTCGCATCAGGTGCTGCAGGAACAAGTGGAATTGGAGCTGTAACTGGCGCATTAGGAGCATTGTCACCGGTTCTTATTGGAATAGCTGGTGTAGGTGGAGCTCTTGCGCTTGGTTATGGAGCATGGAAACTATTCGGCGAAGAAGCATGGAACTCTGGTCAACGGGTGAAACAATGGGGAACCGATGTAGGAGCAGAGACCGATAAAGTCTTAGATAAGGTGCAAACAAACACAGATAAAGCTAGCGGCCAGTTTGGATTGATGGAGCAAGGTTTCGCTACTAATTCAGAAGCTATGGTTACTAATTTTGAAAAAATTGGTCAAACGGTTGAACAGAGTTTGATTAATAAAATTGAAGGTTTAGATAAACTAATCAAAGAGTTACCTGCTTCTGTTGACTCTGCAACCAAAGACATGGTTGAGAAAGAAAAAGAGAAAGCAGAAGATGCACTCAAGATTATCCAAGAAAACACTGACCGAATATCTGAGATCAAGAAAAATGCTTCAAGTAACGATCGAGAACTTAGTGTAAATGAAGCGAAAATGATCCAAGATTTAGCAGAGAATACCACAAGAGCCTATGTTGAAACTCTTGACGTTTCAGCCAAAGAAAAGAAGAAAATCTTAGCTACAATGAACGGAGATGTCTCAAAAGCATCTGAAGAAGAAGCAAAGCTGTGGTTGCAATCACTAGGGAAACAACGTGCAGCCGCCCAACAGCATGCTCAAAAAGGTAGAGAAGAAAAAGAAAAGTATCTGAAAGACTTAGGATATAATCTCGATGGTGAGTTTGCTCAAAAATTTCTAGCTGCTTGGGACGAAATCAATAAAACTACAACTGATGGTTTTGATGCTCAGATTGCTACGATTGCACAAAAATATCCGGACTTAGCTAAAGAAGTTTACTTTGGCAATGGTCAATTGATTAGTAGTATGGGCGAAGCTGGAACCGAAGCAATTAAGATGAACGATGAAATCTTAGCAAGCGCAACAAGCATGGCAAATCAAGTAGCTGAAAACGCTAAGAAAAATGCTGAAAAGCTTTCTTGGACAGCGAATGAGTCTAGTAAAGAAGGTAAGAAGTCAGCTCAGATTTGGAACTCTCTTGTATTTGACGAGAAGACTGGTGAAGTTAAAACAAATGCTCGTGAAGAGGTTATCGAAGCAACAAAGGATTCTAAAACTTGGAATGATCTTCGCTTTGTCCTTCATGACGCAAAACTGAACTCAAATGCAAAGCTTATTGTAGGAGAAGCTGCTCTTGCCAATAACTGGTGGGATGGAATGGCTTGGGATGACAAAAAAGCAATCCTAGAAGATAAGTTCTCTCAGACAATGTACAGAGCTTTAGAGGATTCTGGAAAATGGAATGATCTGAGTCTCGAACAGAAGACCGCATTTTTAAGGTCTAACTCTAAAGAGGCAATGGCCGAAACGATGCTCAATTTAGGTTTATGGGATGAGTATCAGCCAGAAATAAAAGATTTGAAAGCCGACAACTATAACTTCTTAGAAACCTTAAAAGGTTCCGAAGAAAAAATGAATCAATGGAACACGGTTCCTACTGATGTCAAAAAGTTGCTTGGTGACAACTATGACATTTTAAATAAAATCTATAGTTCTGATCAGTCCTTCTCGCGTTGGAATTCCCTACCTGATTCTGAAAAGAAAATCCTAGCAAATAATACTGATTTTTTAGGAAAATTGATGACATCCGAAACAAACATGAATAGATGGAATCAGTTACCAGAGAAAGAAAAGAAAATTTTAGGTAACAATTCTGATTTGCTAACTAAAGTTTTTGGCTCAGAACAAACTTATTCTGCGTGGCAAAGTATTCCAGATAATGTAAAAAGAATGCTTGCGGATAATGTTGATTTAAAGCAGAAGGTGAAAGATGGAACAATCAAATTAGAAGACTATAAAAAAATCGAACCACATCTTAAGGTACTAAAAGCAGATGACCAAGCTTCTAACAAAATTGGAAAGGTCGGCAAAGATTTTGACGAGTTTAATAAAAAACCTTCAGTAATCACTAAGACGCTGAAATTTGTAGGGGATTTTGGAAAAGGTGTAAAAGAAGCTCTCGGTTTTGAAAAGGGTACAAATTATCATTTAGGCGGTCCCGCAATTGTTAATGACCAACGAGGATCGTTATATAAAGAACTAGTTATTCCTAAAGGTGGTACGCCATTTATTCCACAAGGAAGAAATGTTCTGTTACCTGATTTAGCTAGAGGTTCTAAGGTGTTGAATGCATCAAAAACAAAACAGCTTATACCTCGTTATGCAGCAGGTATTGGCGAAGTTATTACACCCGATTCTAAGATCACTGAATTAATCCAAGTGATCAATGAGCTTATCATAACGTTAAAAACTATGCAGCCTCAATCAGCTGAATCGGACACCGTTGGGATGATGACAGAGAAATCAGTTATTCCGAATACTCAAGGAACCGCTGGAATTGCTTCTCTTGCTCCAGAACAGTTATTGGCTCAAGGCGAACAGTACATCACAATTGGCTCAATGTGGATGACTAATCTCATGAACGGCTGGAATTCAATTGTCCCGCAGTACATGGCAAGCGAAACACTATTTATTTCGGACTATCTAACGCAATTGAGTAACCAAAACAATCCGAATTATTTGCAGGGTGTCACTTGGAATAGAAACTTGATGAATGGTTGGAACAGTTTAACAGGAACATTCATTAATCTAATCAAGACGTTCTGTAACCAAGCGATGACAACTCTTCGGAGTTACAATGCGCCTATGTACAACAATGGTCGTGCATGGCAACAGAACAATTTAAATGGTTGGAATTCGTTATATGGTTCATTTATTGCCAGAGTGAATCAATTGGGGAATGATTCTATCAATAACTTGCGTTCTAAAAATGGTGGTTTTTACAGTGCCGGTAGTTATCTTATGCAATCGCTAATTAATGGTCTTAACACTATGGGTGGTTCATTATCATCAACTATGAATGGCGTAGCAAATAAGATGGTCGGCGGGATCGGAAAAGGTGTTAATGGTGTTATTGGCGGCGTTAATTACGTTCTTAAAGAGGTTGAATCTGACAAGAAACTTGGCAACTGGACTGTTCCACAATACGCAAAAGGGACAGACGGACATCCGGGCGGTTTAGCTTTAATTAATGACCAAAAAGGACCAGTGCATGAGGAATATGTACAGATGCCTGATGGACGTGGATTTATTGCTAAAGGGAAAGATTTGTTAGTAAATCTCCCAAAAGGCGCGCAGGTATTGAATGCTTCATTAACTAAAAAAATGAAGAATAGACTCGATATTCCGCACTATGCAAATGGGACGGATGATTTTGATATATTTGATTTGATTGATGATGAAGGTGTTTTTAAGAAGTTAGTTGATAAGAGAATCGATTACAATAGTATCATAGAACCTTGGAAGAACATGACAAAAGCTGGCGTTAAATTAATGACTAGCGCCGCTTATCCATTCGTGCAGAAACAGGTCGAGGATTCATTTGGTGGAGGAAGTTTCGACGGTGCGATGAATGCAAATAACGTCTACCAGTATCTAGTTGATATCGCGCAAAAAGTGATGTCGAAATTTGGGGGGCTAACTATCACTTCTGGATACAGACCTGGAGATCCCTATTGGCATGGTAAACATCAAGCGCTGGATATTTCAGGTTACCCTTATGGAAGTCCGAGGTACACAGAAGCTGCAAATTGGGCCTTTGAGAAGTTTCCTAAACAGATTGCTTATGTAATTACGAATGGTAGAGTGCGTGATCGAGTAGGTATGTCAGGCCAAGCTGCAACAGGACAATGGGTACCGTGGCCAGACGGAGATCACTATGATCATATTCACTTAAATGGCGCGTTAGGATCGGGGGATATTTTTAAAGCTGGAACAGATGTTGCAGGAGGCCTGCCAACGCCTGGAGGTGCGTCAGTAGAGCGTTGGCGACCTTATATCAAAAAAGCCCTAAAAATGAACGGATTGCCAACTACTCAAGCATATGTTAATGCTTGGATGTCACAGATTCAAACAGAATCAGGTGGTAATCCTTCGGCGATTGGTGGAAACGATGGATTAGCTGATGGTAATGCAACAGGATTACTTCAAACTAAACCAGGGACATTTGCAGCGAATGCTTTTCCAGGGCACGGAAATATCATGAATGGATTCGATAATATGCTAGCGGCTATTCGATATGCAAAAAATCGGTATGGTGCTAATATGTTGAGCGTCATCGGTCGCGGTCATGGGTATGCTAACGGCGGTCTCATCAACAAAGATGGACTTTACAGAGCGGGTGAAGGAAACAAACCTGAAATGGTTATTCCGCTAACCCGTAAAACGCGCGCAATCGAACTGATGGGTCAAGCGCTAGCTTTCATGGCAGGGGATAACAAGCAGTCTGTCTCTCAAACTCCTTCTGCTGATAACACTGCAGAGTTAGTAACATTAATTAAACAACAACAACGGCAGCACAGTGAACTGATGCGGATATTAAAAGCTATCTTATCAAAAGATAACGGTATCACTACTGATGCGGTTGGAAAAGCTGCTAATGATTTCTTAGGCGGAGATTTGAGCAAATTAGGGTATACAACAGGAGGTGCTTTCTAATTGTTTTACAAATTGCTTTTTAACCAAAATGGTAGATTGTTTGATCCGCAAGAAAATGGAAAGATAATCTGCAAAGAAATAAAAAGACAAGCGCCTATCTACGAAGTGAAATATGAAGATTTCGAGGGGACAAACGGAAGTAGAGAAGTCAATGCTTCTTTTCGTCCTTTTGAATTGGTTCTTACATTCGATATTTTTTATAAAAATGAATACGATAAAGAATTAATCATCACAGAATTACATCAAATTGTTTTTCCTGGTTTTCAATTTTATATAACGCATGAATTAAGTCCGGGAAAACGGTTTAAGATAAATCCGTCAAATTTCGAACTAACGGAAGAAGAAAATGATTATTCAACTATCGAAGTTACATTCGATGTCCCTTCTGGCTGTTCAGAATCACTTTCAACCACACTCTCTGAATTTTCGTTGGACGATGAGTGGCAGTTTTCTCAAAATCTTGAAGCAGAAGATTACGCCTATGAATTTAACAAAAGTCGTTTTCAAGTGTTCAATGCAGGAGATTTCACGATTGATCCACGTGAGCATGACTTGAAAATCACGTTAAAAGGTGAATCGCTAGGCAATGCGACAATCTTCAATCGAACGACTGGCGAGCGGTTTATTTATTATCCTAGTTTTTCGAATAACTTAGGTCAAACAATCACGCTAGACCGTGTTTATCCGAAGTTGAACGGTGTAAATTGCGGAATCGATACAAATCTCGAATTAATCACTTTAGCGCCAGGGATTAATGAAATAGAAATACAAAATGTCGCAAACGTGAAATCCTCTTGGGATTTCCGTTTCTTGTACAAGTAGGTGATACGATGACAGATATCATCATTCAAAATTATGAAAAGACAAAGAAAGAAATCCTTGTTGATTATGACAAGGATTCTTTTGTTGAAAATTGGCAACAGAATGAAACTTGGGAAGTCAGTTTCAATGTTTCAAGAACTGAAATAAATGGCTATACGTTTGACTTAATTGATTATGAAAACTCAGTTATATTTAATGGTCAAGAATTCATAATTAAGTCAATGGAACTTAGTGGATTAGGATCAATGATAACTAAAAATGTTACAGCAACGCACATCTTCTATACAGTTCAAGATGGGTTTCAATACAATACGATATCAGGAACTCGAGCTATTAATGAATTACTAACACATGTCTTTAACGGTGCTACCGGGGATATGGGTTTTCAATGGGAAGTAGTAAATCCTCTAGGGAAAATCGGGAGAGTAGAACAGGAAAATTTCGGAAATGCGAATTACCTCAAACTAATTGAGGAAATAATGAGCGATTATGATGTGGTAATGGTACCCGATAATAAACGCATGACATTCTATTCTCGTTCAGATTTTGGAAACCAAATTCAAGAACAAATACGCTATAAGTACAATACAGATTCCGTAAAGTTCGATATTGACACGTATTCGTTAAAGACCCAGATCAAAGGGTTTGGTAAGAAAAAGGAAGATGACACGTATTACTTCTCTCCAATCACTTACACTTCCCCTGAATCGGAGAAATGGGGAGTTCGAATACAAGATCCTGTAGAAGATGAACGATACACAATTTCTGGAAATATGATGGAGCGTTTAAAAAAGGATTTGCAAGATTATCCTTCAATCAGCGGCTCAGTAACCTTAAAATGGCGAATTACTCCACAAAAAGGAGACTATGTTCCTTTTATTTACGAACCATTAAATATCAAAACTTATATTCAAATAGTGGGAATTAAGACGTATCCTGCATTGCCTAATAAACCGCCTGAAATCACATTATCAAATACAAAAAAAACAATGACATCAATACTAGCGAACTTAGCTAGGAAAGGAGTGATTTAGTGGAACTACTAAAACTCATTAAAAATAGGATCTCGACAGAATGGAAAAAAAAGTTTAATGATAATGTAGATATTTTGAACGGCATTACACGTGACCAGAATCAGAAAATTGAAACCACAAATAAACGGCTTGATAACCTGGTTCTGCATTCGGGTGGCGATTCTCCAAATGAAGTAGTAGATGCACGGGTGAATAACCGTGCGCAACAATTTGATACCCTTCAGGGAAGATTGCTTGCTTCTGAGTGTACACATGATTCAGATATGGCGGAGACACGAACGGAGTTAGAAGATCAGAATGTGAGTATTGGTGAAATTAATAAAAAGCTTGATAAAATACTCGGCGAATATGGAGGTACACTTACTATCTATGTTTCAACTGAGCGAGGGGATAATAGCACAGCTGATGGGACTCAGGCATTGCCGTTCAAAACGATTCAAGCAGCAGTAAACACGATACCACTTTTAACACCAAGTCAGGTGACTATTCTCATTGAGGATGGGACCTATTTAGAAGATGTTCGTTTTCGAAACATTTATTCAGGAGGTATCTATATTCGATCAGTCCAAGACACAACAAATTTAGACCCTTCATCTACGGACTGTCCTGTTCGTGTTCGTTCAATTTCATTTGTATACTGCACTGGTTATCTTCAAGTACGAGGAATTCAATTTGTAGACCAGGGGAATGCACCATCTACTGGCAGTACACGATATTCGCTCTATCAAGAGCAGGGTGGATATATGAGTCTTGCTAAGTGTAAGTTTGCTGAAAATACCAAGTCGATATCCAATCATAAAACCATTTATGTCGGAGGAAGTTCAAAGGCAACAATCGGTTCTGATACCACCTTTATTAATCAACTAATGTGTGTTTATGTACTAGGAATGGCAGAAGCAAATATTTCTGGAATTAAGGGGTCTTCAAATACAGAATTCTTAGTTGTATGGAACGGTACCGGAAGAATACCAAGTGATTTAAATATCGCTACAACAAATACTAGAACGATCGAAAGAGGATTGATTTTAACAAAGGGGTCGGTGATGTAATTGTTCAAAACAAGCGAAGAAATAATTGTGATTCAAGCAGAAGCAACCACCCCTGTAAATACAGGAGTGGTTTTTTGGTCCCATGACAAAGGGACTGCTAAACTGATATTTCGGTTAAAAAAAGATCATATAAATCAAAACTTATCTCAAGGGACAATTGTTCCGATCCTTTTAGAATTTAATTCAACCACAGCAAGTAATGGACGAGGACGCCATATTTATCATGCGGTAATTGAGGATGTTTTAGAGGGGATAGTTTCCATTGTTTTAGAAGATAATATTTTGGGGTACGTTGGCCGTGTAGATGGTTCAGTTTATATTGAGTTACCTGATTCGCGATCACTCGATACTGCTGGCCGATTTACTTTTGATATTAAACGGAGTCCGATCGATGAAGATGTTCCTGAATTGGAAGATTATTATTGGCAAGGATTCAACGAGATTATACAAGAATCAAAACGTTTAATCGATCAAGTAGAGAGTAACTGCGAAACTGTTCTAAATGATCTGTCTTCAAAAGTCACTTCCTTAGAAAATCAGACATCAGATATAAAAAGCAAACAAGCAGAGATACTGAAATCTATAGAAGAGCATGACGTTTTTACCAAGCAAGAAAGTTCCGCAAACGTGATCTACCAAGTAATTGGGAAAGAAAAAGCTGAAATAACTTTTAGACTGGATGCAAAAAGTGAGTTTGTTAAGGTTTCGTCAGTAGGTTACACAACTTTATTATCACCAACGAATGTGAGTTGGATACCATTGACAGAAGAACAATTGAACAACTTATCTTCTTTGGACGGAAGTCTTTACTCTGCTAGAGATGTCGCTGCTAATTATATGAAACAACTCAAATATGATTGTGATATTCTTGGTTTCTTTAAATCACTTTTGGGTGAGAAGTTCTTTACTATTCGTGGAGCGACTACTGATTCTCAAAAAGTAGAAGTATTAGAAAGTTTAATAACTGATTTCACTTCAAATGTTTACGGTTATGGCTCTGGTGGCGGTATTAATAAACTTACTCATCGTAATTGGAATGGAACATGGACGGTTAGTGATTCTACCGCAGCAAACGAAGTTACCAGAATTGGTCAGACTATAGAAAGTACCGATACTAACTGGAAGAAATTGATTAATGGCGGAAAAATCTCTGTTTTAAGCAACAGTGAGCCCACGATTAGTCCAAACTATTCAACAGTGAATATTGATTATCTGTGTCTTGATGTCACTATTGAGCTATCTGCTAATGAACATTTTGAATACATGATAGCGGCCAATCACGTAGAAAACTTAGCAACTCAAGATGAGGCAGAAACAGGTGAAGACAATACAAAAACGATGACTCCGCTTCGTGTTTTTCAATCGATTGCACAGTGGACGAAAAACAAGTTTGTTTCTAAAACCGAGGACGAAACAGTTTTAGGAGCGAAGAATTTTAAAAACGGTCTGCAAATTAATGGTAGAAACGTTTTAAGTCAATCGGGAGAAAAAGTAGTTGATCATACTAGTGCGACGGATTCGTCCATCCAGTCGGGAACTGTACGATTGATCCGCTATGGAGATTTTTTAATATTTAACTTTAATTTCCAGTGCAGAAGCTCAAACATTAATTCTGGTGGAAATTTGATAGGTGCTATTGAGCCTGATTTTATTCCGGCATACTCAATTCAAGTATCGCTAAACGACAATAAGTCTTTAACGATTGATTCTTCTGGAAAAGTCACGGCTCTTTGGGGGCTTGACGCAAATAAATACTACGTCGGATCTGCAATGGTTATTGCAAAAAATAAACTTTAGGAGGATACGATATGAAAATTATTTATGAGGTGCTTTATCCAGTAGGGTATGAAGAACACGAGGTTCCAGAGAATTTTCCGACATCTATACCATTTGTCGAAATTGAGCCTATTCAAAATTTAGAGAATCCTCAGTCTCAGTTTTTCAATTTTTTAAAGAACTGTTGGGAGGAAGTTCTAACTCAGAATTATGCGGAAAAGTTAGAGCTTCTTGAAAATTTAAGTAAAGGGTTAAAAGAAAAGACAGAAGAGCAAGCGAGTCAATTAACAGATACTCAGTTAGCGCTAGCAGAGGTATATGAGATGCTCGTGCCTGCTGATATGAAGGAGGCAAAACAATGATCAACATCTACGTGAATTTGATCCGGAAGGGATTGAAGACTATTGAAGAAGTTCCTAGAACAATCAGAAATGAAGTACAAGCAATCCTTGATGCAGAAACTGCGGATTAGGATTGCTATTTATTTGCTTAGAAAAGAGGTGAAAGTGATGGCCGTTGTTTATGCAACCTTGATCATTAAGGGTAAAAAAACGATTGAACAAGTTCCTGGATTAATTCGTGAGCAAGTGAAAGAGATTCTAGTAGATATGGATTTGCCAGAACTAGCCGAGTAGCCAAATACGCAGGGAAAAGAAGTGATGAGATGTCGGGGGAAGATGAAAAATGGTGGCGAGAGGTTTTGCAAAGATTAGCAACGATTGAGGCGAATACGAAAGGAATTGATGAGGTGGCGAGTAAAGCAAATAAAGCTCTGAATCTCTCGGAATCCAATCAGAAAAGCATTAGCAAAATGCAGGATAATATGACCTGGCTCTGGCGTTCTGTCGGAGCCTTGTTTATTGCGTATATCGTTAAGTTGCTTTTCAACATTTAAGGAGGTGATGTGCATGCAGAATAAGACATTTGATGTTTTAAAGAATGTTGCATTAATCGTGATTCCCGCTTTAGCAACGTTTATTGGTGTTGTTGGAAAAGCATTGGAATGGCAAAACACGGATATCACAGTAATTATTGTCACTGCGGTAGGGACGTTCTTGGGAACAGTTTTAGGTGTTTCTAATCGAACGTACAAAATGCTTTCGAAAGACGAATAGGAGGAATGAAATGAAAAAGAATAAGTTTGTGCTGAGCCTGGTTACGGCTCTTTTTTTATTGCCAATTTTCCCAGGGAATGTGGATGCGGCGAAAGGTGATCAAGGGGTTGACTGGGCAATCTATCAGGGAGCACAAGGACAATTTGGTTATGCGCATGATAAGTTCGCAATTGCTCAAATCGGTGGTTATAATGCTGGTGGTTTATACAACCAGTGGACTTATGAGAGTCAAGTGAACTCAGCTTTAGCTCAGGGAAAACGTGCACACACATACATTTGGTATGATACATGGGGGAGCATGAGTATTGCGAAAACCACTATGGATTACTTTTTACCGAAAGTAAAAACACCTCGTGGTTCAATCGTGGCACTAGACTTTGAGCATGGAGCCAGTGGCAATAAACAAGCGAATACGGATACTATTTTATATGGTATGCGAAGGATTCGTGATGCTGGCTATACGCCAATGTACTATAGTTACAAACCATTCACGTTGGCAAATGTATACTATCAGCAAATTCTAGCTGAGTTTCCTGACAGTTTGTGGATGGCCGCTTATCCGAATTACAATGTTACACCATATCCAAACTATAACGTATTTCCTTCGATGGACGGTGTGGCTATCTATCAATTCACTTCCACATATGTTGGCGGCGGATTGGATGGTAATGTCGATTTAACTGGAATTACCGATAACGGATACACAACACTGCCTGCTCCAAATCCATCTGAAGCAACAGATATCTACCGTGCTGGACAGAATTATTCTGTGATGGAAGTCGGAAACGGTAAAGGTCACGTTGATGGATTCGGCGCAATGGCTGGGAAAATTAAAGCAGAAGGATGGAGTACTCGTACTCACAAACATCAATATGCTTTTATTCTCGACCGGACAACGGGTAAAGAATTGAAACGTATCAAGTTGAAAGACTTGCCACGAGCGGATGCTGCAAAGGTATATAACCGCAATGATACTGCAGGCTTCCAGATTGAGTTCAATCAAAAGGATGTTTCAGGTCATTCAATCATTATTATGATTCGCAGCACAAACGATACCGACGGAGACACAGACGGAGGATTCAATGATTTAACTGAAACTCGTTGGTATCTGGATGTATAATCTACAATGTATAAAATAATGTTTGCATCTAATTTTCTTTATAAGTTATACTAACTAACACTGGTGGCTGATACCAGTGTTAGAGACATGCTGATCGACCACCCCCATGGTTGGATCAGCTTTTTGTTTTGGAGGCAAAATGGTTGCTCTACAACTAACATACGAATACTATCTAAATAGGGATTCCTGATACAGCAAGGTTGAGAGAAAAACAGGATATGCTGTGGGGAAGTTCAGGAATCCCCATTTTATATTCTAACGCTTTGTATGTTTATCTACAAATGCTCTTTCGTACCCTTAGCTCAGTTGGTCAGAGCAGACGGCTCATAACCGTCCGGTCGTAGGTTCGAGTCCTACAGGGTACATAAAAATACCTCCTCTTTAAGAGAAGGTACGCAAATTATTAATTATGGTTTGATCTTTTTTTTTAAATGCTTTTTAACTTTTTTCTTTTTTGGAAATGATTGAACTAAAGTATCTAAGTTTTTGAAACCTAGTTGCTGAGCAAGAGCGTCACTTGTAGCGATAGACTTTATCGGAGTATATATTTTGCCATAATTATAACTCGGATTAACAGATTTCATCATCTTTTGAAGTACACAGATTACAGCAGCTATTCTATCAGTATAGCGCCCATTTGGTCCCTTGAACTTAAATAGTATGTCCTTCCACTCATCAGCAATTAATGGTGTCGTATTTAACTTAATATCAATGATGTTCGAATTGTGTGCACAAATATTTCTGACAAATTTCAGACATTTTAACCATGATAATAATTCTTTAGGCGTGCAACCATAAAAATCAGCTAGAAGATTTTGATTTTTTGTGGACATTAAGTCTATAAGATGAACGATGTCTACAAAAGTCAAAACATCGATTGTTAACCATATAGAGGGGTATTTTTCTTTATTGAGATTTTCGGTTTTTGAAATTTCTGGATTTGAGGAGTTTAAAACTTTTGTTTTTAATCTTTTCTTGAAATCTTTTTGCCTATCTGCTAGATAATACTTGCAGTATTCGTCTCTGTTACACCAGTAAGGAAAGTTCAAATACTTGAAAGGGCCATTTTTACCTAGTATATATGCGACATTAGTTTTAATAGATACTTCTACTTCTTCAATACAATGAAGTAGGTATACTCTCAAATTCTTATCTTGATAGTATCTACTAATTACTTGCTGAAAAGAGACTCCCTCATAAGAAATTTCTTTATTATTAACCTTTGATAAGGGGCGAGCAACTTCTTTAATACGATAGTAACCTAATTGTGCCAATAATCTACTTGCATAATCTAGATTATTGACGTTCATTCCTCTTTCTTGAAAGAGTTTAGCTTGTTCAAGATAGGATAGAGGTCTTGGTTCATCCATACACTACTTCACACTCCTAGATAATAAAAAAACCCTCACCACAGAACGTATCTGCCCATAAGGGAATGAGGGTATTGGCATATTCATCTATAATATATCAAAAGAACTAAAAACAATCAATTTAAATCTGGTAAATAATTATTAATTTAAGAACTAGATTTAAAAATATCGATTTGAACGCTAGTCATGAGTCTTTCCTCAAATAATTACTGAATGAAAAATATTAGATCACTATTTTATTCCCATCCATTTTAAAACCGAAAACAGGTATTGATTCAGAGCCTCCCCAAATCTTCAGTAATCGTGGTTTATTGTTCATTAGTGCGATGTAGAAATCTTTCATAGATAGCGCAGGTTTCTTGTTTTCCCTGAACAAAACTAGATTGCTTTCTTTATCAATTTTTACAGTAGTGAAAGGAAGAAGATTGCCATTGTACATAGAATAAATCCCCTCATAATTATTATCAAAAACATTCGTTGATAATGCTGTTAACAAATCGCTTGCTCTCATTCAAAACAGCTCCTTTCAAAATACGGTTAGTCAATAAACCATTCAGTGTCATCATTTATGCTTGTAGCATAATTTCGAATGTAGAAGTCATAATCGATAAATTTATTTGCTCTGCAACAATAGAAAGCAAAACATTTTTCTCCGACCTCAAAAATGCTATTTGGTCCGAAATCCCACAATAAGTCTTGTAATGTAGAAAAAGGTATGTAGCCTTGTTCGTAGAGCAAAATAGGGTTCATTTCAGCTCACTCCATTTATGCCAGTCGTACAACTCTACATGTCGTATTTCATCGTAATCTACTTTTTGATCATCAATGTAGATTCCTAATTCATCATAGCCTTTTATCATACCTACCACATCATCTAAATATTTACCTTCCAAATCTAGCTGTTCTAGCTGAATTGCGACAGGGCGTCTTTTTAAGCGAGCATGCTCTAGAACGTGTTGTATTTCGTGAGGGTACATCTGTGGCTTTTGTTCATTGACTCGTGATCGTTCAGCAACATCTTTTTGCATTGCTGCAGTGTGATCGGATAAAAAGAATCCTGTCAACCATTTCAACATGCCCCTATCCTCATAAACGCTTTTGGCCTCTAAAAAAAGCTTTTCTGCTGACTCATCATCATAAATCATAACCTTCACCTCACCGATATTATACGAACGTTTGTTCTGGTTTGTAAAGCGAACAGTTTCTTAAATCTGAAAAAAAGGGGCAAAAAAGGGGCAAATATTTGCCAATGTTGTCAAATAATCAGTAAGAAAGAGTGGGGGGAAGGTCGAAAAAACATTGATATGACAACAATTAGCAATATTTGTTTAGCGATAATCCAACTAAGTAGGATCCGGCATGTGTCTGATATAAACCGCGTAACAGCAAGCCTGAGAGCTTGCTTTTTTATTTGTCAAAAACCAAAAGGGGCAGAAAAGGGGCAAAACTCATTTGCCTTTAGCATTAAGCTTTTCAACAATACTAGCTTTTGTTTTCTTGGTTACATGAGTGTAGATTTTCATTGTTGTCTCCATGTCTGCATGACCTACGCGTTCCATGATTGCTTTTACTGGTATGTTTAATTCAGCAAGTAGGGAGATGTGAGAGTGTCTAAAAATATGACTAGACATTTTCTTTTTGATAGCATCTTTACCAAGTTTGTCATTCATAGCTTTTAGCGAATTGTTGAACGCATTGATTTGAATTGGTTTGCCAGTCTTGCCAACAAAGAGATAAGAAGTCTTTCCTTTAAATTTTAACTTATTCTCTAAAATCAATTCGTCAATTATTTCTATCGCTCGATTCGATAAATCAATTTCACGATATGATGCTAATGTTTTTGGCATCTCTTTTTTTGCATTCTTGTATCCGTCCGAATAATCTAGAGTACCAATCACTTTTATAGTTTTGCTATTCGGATCGTAATCATCGATTGTAAGGCTTATAGCTTCGCCTGCACGCAGTCCAGTTAAATACATGAACTCAGCTAACCTTCCGTGATGGACGCTCTGAAACGTGCTGTAATAGACGTTCAATAGCTTGTTGATTTCTTCTTCTTCTAAATACTTATCTTCCACTCTTTCATAAGTTTCTTTTGTTAAAGCTGGTTTAGGAACTTTCGCCCTGTTAATAGGATTAATTTTGATCATTTCCATATCCACTGCATAATCAAGCGCCATTTTTAGCACACTTCGAAACTTCTTCTTATATTCGTAAGATTGAGGTAACTCATTTATGAAATCTTGATAAAATCTTGTGTCTGTATTTCGCACCACCGCAGCAGTGTTAATATTCTTTCGTATGTATTTCAAAAGCTTTTCATAATTAACTCGCGATGACTGACGAATAGAAACTTTGTGCTGATTCCACCATATATCCAATAATTCTCCAAGCGTGATCTTGATTTGATTTTTTTCTTCGATCTTCTTATCGATTTTATCTTGAAGTTCACTGATTGCTTGTTTTTTTGCTTGATTAGATTTGCTGTTAAGAGTGACTGAAACTTTTCTGCTTTTTTCTGTGTATGGGTCAATGTATCGTTCAGAATATTTGTATTTCCCGTTCGGTAATTCTTCAATCCACATGTAAATTCAACTCCTTAAATGGAACGTATGTTCTTTTTTGGCGTTATTAAAGAAGCCCCTAAAGTGGGGCGTAGATGTAATTGATGCTAAAACATTGAAATAAGAAACCATAAACACAAGAGTCCTATGGGCAACATGAATAAAAGGCAACCAATTTGAGAAATAGTTTCTCCAGTTTTTTCTAGTCGTTCTCCTGATTTTTGCATTCTTTGACTGCGTTGATATAATTTAGAATTAGCCAGTCTCGATTCATAATTATAAAAAATTCCGTGGATTTCATCGATATTAAACGCTATTCCGCATTTTGGACATTTTACCGTATTGAAAGTCAATATAAAATCATTTCCGCAAGACTCACACTTCATTTTTAATGTCTTTTTTTCTATATCCATTTCTACCCCTCCGAATAATTAACTAGGTAAATTATTGATCGCAAATTGTGCTTCGTCAGGCGTATACTTGTCGTGAATTAACTGATCGTACAAACCTTGATCAGAAAAAGAAGTAAAATCCAAGTAATCTTTAGCTGTTTGAAGGGCATTTTGGTTCCAATCAGCAGAAATATTATCAATTGCGTACTGCGCTGCATCTGCTGGGTATTCTTCAAATATTAACTGATCATATAAACCTTGCTTAGAAAATGCTGAGTAATCAAGATATGCCTCAGCAGCACCTAAAGCATTTCTTTGTTCTCTAGTAACTGAATTGTCTTGAACTTTGACTGGACTAGAACTTGATTCATATGGGGCCACTGATGAAGTTTCTTCTGTTTCTCCACCCACATATTCAATATCTGGGTCGGCGGTTAAATGATCATCGCCAGTGTTATCTTTAGCTTTTTCAAATTCGGAGTCAAAATCATAAGAAGATGAGCTTTCGTCCTTAATCGCTTCATCACTGTTAGATGAACAACCAGCAATTGTAAAACCAAGGGTAATCACAACTAAACCTAACAATATTTTTTTCATTTATAACGCTCCTTTTCTGATATAATATGTTTGTACGACTCAGAAATGAGCAACCCTAGCCGAAGCGCCAACTTCGACTGGGGTATTTTTTTAAAACACGACTTTCCCAATTATTCTAATCTGTTCCGGTGAGACGACTCTATCTTCATATAATTCGTTTATAGAGCGTAGAATAATCGATTGATTTTCATAATCTTTAAATACTTCCTTACACGTCACGCCATCACCATCTATTTCAACGATAGCAATCTCACCGTCTTCCACGTCTGGTTGTTCCTTAACAAATACAAATTGTCCATTTCTGATTACTGGCTCCATTGAATCTCCTATAATAGGAACGGCAAAATCAGCACTACTTGGAACCCTTTCAAATTCTTCTTCCTCTACAACTGTATCGCCATAAACTAATTCAGTCGGGTTGGCGGCAGAAGCTGAATTTTTGATTGTCGGAAGTTTTTCCTTTTTAGGAAAGTGCACCACGTTTTCTCGATTTTGCTCTTCGAGTTGACGTTCAGCAAAGTTATACACTTTTTCTTGGCGAGGTGGGGCGAGTTGGTTGTAGATGGTGGTGATTCCTTCTTTTGCCGCTGGAAAAAAATCGTCTACAGCAACGCCGAATATATCCGACAAAGCAAAAAGTATATCTTGATTGGCTTTTCTTTCGCCAATCTCGTAACGACTTATTGACTGACGTGTCGTTCCTAATTTTTCTGCTAAATCATCTTGTGTCATATTCCGTCTTTCACGGAATTTTTTTATTTGTTCACCTACATATTTGGCTAAGTCCATTTTTTTCACCTCTTTCAATGAAATAAGTATAACATTAAAAGCACCAAAATGGAACTATTTTCTTCTATTTTATAGAACGATGTTAAGCTCAACGGAATAAAAATATTTTTTTTAGAAAATATACTTGCGCTGTCACCATATTGGTGCTAAGATTGTCTTGTAACCAAATTGGTGCGGAAAGTTGAGGTGATTTAAATGCAAATAGTTTTATGGAACTTGAGAAGAAACGAAAAAAGAATGACTCAACAAGAATTAGCGGACTATTTAGGCATTGCAGTGCAGACATATCGTGAAAAAGAAAAGGGTAATGCAGAATTCACTCAAGACGAGATGTTTATGATTGCAAAACTCTTTCAAAAACGATTAGATGATATTTTTTTGCCACGCAAGCACCGAAATGGTGACAAAAAGGAGGCTAAACAATGAACACACCACAAATTTTTAATTTCGAACATAACGAAGTTCGAACGTTTCTGGAAAATGACGTCCCATATTTTGTAGCAAATGACGTTGCCAAAACTCTGGGATATAAAAATCCAAGCAAAGCTACTAACGATCATTGCAAAAAAGCGATTGAAACATGGGGTAACGATTCGTTAGGTCGTCGTCAAAAATTCAAGATTATTCCTGAATCGGATGTTTATCGTCTAATTATCAAGTCTAACCTACCGAGTGCAGAAAAATTCGAAGCTTGGGTAATGGAAGAAGTCCTACCACAAATCAGAAAACACGGAATGTACGCCACAGACGAACTGCTAGACAATCCTGACTTATTAATCGAAGTGGCAACCAAACTCAAAGAAGAAAAGACACTGCGCCTGATTGCGGAACAACGAGTAAATGAATTACAGCCGAAGGCGGATTATTACGACCGAATCTTAAACAACAAAGGATTGGTAACCGTTAGTACAATCGCCAAAAACTACGGTATGAGCGCTGTATCGTTTAATAAATTACTACATGAGTTGGGGATTCAATTCAATCAAAGTGGCACATGGCTACTATACAGCAAGTTCCAAGACAAAGGTTACACGCATATTGAACCATTTGATTATGAAGACAAAAACGGCAATCGGCAAGTAAAAACACGGATGAAATGGACGCAAAAAGGACACATCTTCTTATATGAGACATTGAAGAAGAATAATTACTTACCGATGATTGAACGTGAACAAACAGCGTAGGAGGTGAGATGAATGGAGAGACCAAAAGGGCGCGTAACCATCGACCTAAAAATTACAAAAACCAACTCAAAAATGAGCTGGCTTCATAGACTATTCTTTTGGAAAGTCTAGATTAAAAGCGTCTAAACTACGATGGAACAAGTCATAATACAATCCGTAAATATCGACTTCTTTTTCATCTGCGTTGTAATCAGCGCCATTTATTTGGGAAATTAATTTTCTGTTGACTTCAGCTTCTACCGCTAATAGAGCTAAGTCATGAGCGCGTTGTTCATTAGTTAATGACATAATTTTCACCTCGCTTTCTAAAGCGATTATATCAAATGATAGGAGGATAAATAATGACTGAAAAAATCGCCTTGGCAGAAACCATCAAATTGCCTCAACTATCAATGCCAAAGGATGAAGCGATTAAGTATTTTGGATTTGAAGGACATGAATCTACATTTCAAAGATTGTTAGCAGAGTTCAAAGTACATCCAGATTACAAAAGCGGTTATCGAGCACCGACTTACAAAATTGTGCTGATAAACATCAATCTGTTTGATCAATTTTTGGATTGGAAAGACAAAAATAAATTTAAATAGAGGAGAGAACACAATGACAGATTTAGTCATAAACGCAAAGTTAATCGGAGTAGAAGAAGCTACGGCTAAAGCAGAACGGTATGTCGAACTATTAAAAGAAGCCAAATCGTTGGCGGACGAATTGGCTTCAATGGAATTTGAAATTGGTATTAAACAAGCAACTGATTCTTCGCAAGAAAGCATTATCCCTCTTGACGAAAAATCAATTACAAAATCAAGCGACTTGCTTACTCGTTCACTAAAAACTCTTTAAGTGCGACGCGAATTAGATTATCAGTTCTTTCACGACTGATTGTGCTTTGTAACGCTATCATTCTTTCTAATTCAGAAGAATCAGGCATTGTATTCTGGATAGCCTCGGCATTTCTTAAATAATTTTCTTCTTGATCGTACATTTCATCAAATCGGTCTAACATTTTAGAAAAATTTTTTTCGAATGTGTCTTTATCCATATTTTCACCACCTTATCAGTTATTTCAGCAGACCACTTGCTGATAAGGAAATTATACAACAGAAAGGAAGTAGCAAAATGAAAAATAAAAAAATTGCACTAGGAGTTACCGCTGCATTGTTTCTAGGATCAACTGTAGGATTCGCGGCAGGCGTTGGGTTCTTCGATAACGCAACAACTGTTGAACAGAATATCTACAAACTGGCTAACATTGCTACGCAGAACAAACAGAAGGCAGCAGACGTTCAAAGCAAACTTGATCAAACGACTGGACAACAAAAGAACCTGCAAGATCAACTAGACAATTTGAAACAGCAATTGGCAAACAAACAAAACGAGGTCAAAATGAATGGCGAAAAAAGAATACTAGAAGCAAAGCTAACTAAGTAAAAGGAGGCAAAAGCATGAATGAAGTGAAAATTATTTCTGAATTAACTGGAATCTTAGTCAAAAATAATTTATCTGATTTAGAAGCTCTAGAAGCGTTAGAAGAAACAAAGAAGGCATTTTTAGAAAGAAGCTGGCATATTGCTTCAGAGAAACAACATGCCATTAAAGATTAGTTATTAAAATAGAGGAGGCAACAGCATGAATATAAAAGAGGCTATTGATGAAGCGATGCCGCAAGGTAAAGCAATTACGAGAAAGTCTTGGCAAGAAGAAGATCAAGCACTGTGGGTAATTCCTACTAATACACCCGCTTGTATGATTTTGCTTAGTCATAATGAACCTGTAAGACAGAAACTTATCCCAGGATGGCAACCCGAGTCGTCAGATTTACAAGCGGATGATTGGGTTACTTACTAATTATTAGTAGGCAATAAGGATTTTAAAGCGATTAAAGCTTTAGCAACATTTTCAAGTTTATTACCTACTCGATTTTCCATATAGGTAATGCCAGTTGTTGTTAGTGTAACAAACATGTACACTCCAGAACCTTTTGTACCAGAAATCAAGGATAAGTATTTCAATTCGTCAAGAAGACCACTTAGATCCTCTTCCCAAATCTCAGGAACTAGTTTTAATACATTATCTTGATGCCGAAATATCTTAGCTTTATCTCTAGGAATACCATTTGTATATCGAATTAGGAATTCATTATATATCGCAGTCAAGATATATTCAGATTCTTTTGGTATTAGGATTTCACTCATAAATTATCACCTCACTTTCTACAGTGAGTATACCAGAGAAGGAGGCAACAGCATGAAAAAACTCTATTGGCTCCGTAGAACAGGAGCAATGTTGTTTGCGTTTGGAATTGGGGCTGCAATTACAGGAAATGTGCCGGATTGGTTAAAGGCAGCATACGTTAGTGCAATTTTTGGCTTAGTACTCATCTACGATGTGACAGAGTACAACATAAAAAAGCCAGCCGAGGGGGCTGACTATGAGTAGACGAGACAAAATTGAATTTGGACTACTTATATTTAGTTTAATTCTTTCACTAACTTCTCTATTGGCGAGTTTGTATTTTTGATATCAACCATTTTACTTATCTGTGTTCGGTTTAGACTGAAAATCATTTTAGTTTGATTACTCAATACATCATTAAAGTTTTTATTACCTACTTCGAAAGCCAAATAAAAAGACATTGCACTTTTCGGAGGGATATTTAAAGGAACTGATTCTGAATAAATTCGGTTGTCACCTGTCGATCCTCCTTTAGCAATTAGCTTTCTATATGGAGTCGCAGCCCATTTATGATCTAGCTTATCTGATAAAAGTTCTAGATTCACCAACATTGCTGGCTCAGTTGAAAAATTAGAGACGATTATCTTTGTATAAAGCATATCGGCTGCAAAGTAAGAAGCATTCAGAGCTACTTCTAATTGTGGACGCATTCCTCTGATTTTTACTATCGTCAACGAAGTGCTAAGAAGGAAGCTAATTATCGACATCCATTGGAAAATGGATAATCCTAAGAATTCCATAATATCACCATCCAGTTTTTAAACCATTATATCAAATTGAAAGGGGAGAAAAGGACATGAGTAGAAAAGAAGCATTATAAATTGGCAGAATTATCGCTGATCGTTGGTGGCATCATAACGAGTCAACGATTCTAGCAAAACAGAATATCGAGCGCAGGAAAGCGTGGGAACAAAAAAAGCTCACTACGCCTGCAAGCAATTAGTGAGCAAATGAAATTCGATTTGAGGTGATTATAACATGCTATCGGAAAAAGAGAAAGTAGCTTTGGATAGATACATCACGACAATACCAGATGAACCGAGGTGTGACAAAGAGGCTAGAAAGAATGAACTTGGAGAAACGCTTGAGTATTTTCAGGATGACAACGGTGCGACAGTAGCTCATAACGACACAGTATATCGTTTATCCATTCAAACAGAAACAATGCGTATCCATTTCTTAGTTCTTTTTGAAAGTGCACAGGAGTTGCTAGACGAATTCCAACAGGAGTTGGTTATGGCTTCTCTATCAAAACACAGTGACGGTAAGACGTTTATTAAGGAAATGGAGGAGATGTTTGGTGAGTGAGGTTAAGTCATTCGAAAATATATCTCAAATGGATTGGGAAAACGATATAAAACAAAAAGAAGGCGGGAAAAACAAAGAGACAGGTGAAACTATTTATCTAAAATACCTGTCATGGGCAACTGCACATAAAATCATGAAAATAATTGATCCTGAGGCTAAGATTATCGAGCATGAGTTCGAACATTATAGTGTCTTGAGCGGTCAAAAGAAAGACTTTTTAATAACTGAGTTGAAACCCTATCGTCAAACTGGTGATGGATACATGGTACAAGTTTCAGTTGAATTGTTCGGGAAGACGGAGACAGAAAATTATGCAGTGATCAATTTTAGAGGTCAGCCAGTTTTAAAACCGACTTCTACGGATATAAATAAGGCTCTAAAAAGAGCGTTTGTAAAAGCTTTGGCAAAACACGGAGTTGCGTTGTATCTCTATGAAGGAGAAGACATACCTGATCAACCTAAGATTGATGTTAAAGAGATTGAGAAACTAGAAAAATTATTAGCAAGTTTAGATGAAATAACAGGGAACGAAAACAAGAAGACGCTAATTAATACTGTAAACAAGTATACAAAACAGGATAGTCGCTTAGGTAAAAAGGTTAAAGAAATCAGTGATATGACTTATGACCAAAGTGGACTTTTCAAAATTGCTGCTAATAAGATTCAGCAAGACTTTGAAAAGCAATCGAAAAACAAGAAGTGAAATAGATGAATAATCTTTCCTATCTGACAAAAATTGTAAAAATAGTTGGAAACACAGTTGTTTTAGAACTGAAAGAAGAATTAAATATCGAACGTCTCAAAACAATATTTCATGACTTTGAGGGCGAACGACAAGCTGAAATTTTTATCAAGGACCCACGAAGCTTCACTTCACAGCAGAGACGCTTCATATTCGCTTTGTTGCAAGACATATACCTTTACACTGGAGAGCCTTTGGAGAGCCTAAAAGACGTGTTCTATTGGCAATTCAGATACTTCACAGGTAAAAACATCAGTCTATCTAATGAGTCCGAAAACTCAGTTGATGAAGTAGCTACTTTAGCAGAGCTAATACTAGATTTCATCTTTGAAAATGATATTCCTTTCAGGGAAGGTTATGAAATTGCTCCACAGAATCAAGCGTACTACTTCTATAAATGTGTAATGACTCGAAAGTGCTGCATTTGTGGCAAGCATGCTGATATCTGTCATATAGACACAGTAGGAATGGGTAGAAATCGTAGAAGAATAGATCATACGCAACACACGTTTTACGCTGGGTGTCGAAAGCATCATAGCGAAGAGCATCAATTAGGAACACAAAACTTTTTAAACAAGTACCAGATTATCCCGACAAAATTGAATGCAGATGCGGTCAAACGTTTGGGGATATAGGAGGTGTTATTTTGTTTGAAGTAAGTAATAAAGCTCTAGACTTATCGACGAAGTGGTTATTACTGAGACGGAAACTTTCGGCAAAGCAAAATTTGTTTCTAGAAATCATGACGTTTGCCTATATAGCTACGAATTCTAAAAACAGCGGAATAGATATAAAAAAGACAACCAGAGAATCATTTGATTACAAAGGTCGATTAAAAAAAGACATTGTTTATGAAATGGTTGTTGATGTAGAGGAGGGATAGAGTGGTAGAACACAAAGGCTACTTTGCAGTAATACCGGCGATTGTTAGGTACGATTCAGAGCTTCCAGGCAATGCTAAGTTGTTGTACGGAGAACTGACGGCTCTCTCCAATGAGATGGGTTACTGCTGGGCCACGAATCAGTATTTCGCTGAACTCTATAAAGTTAGTAAGCGGACCATTAGTAATTGGATCGCAAAACTGGAAGAGAGGAAATACATCACTATTGATCTTCAATATAAAGAAAATTCTTTTGAAGTAGCAAGACGGTGCATATATATTTCTCCATTTCCGACAAGCGGTGATTTCTATGGGGGTAGAAATAAATTTCATGAGGGTATAGAAGAAAATTTCCAGCCCCCCATGAAAAAAACTTCTAATAGAATAATACAATCTAATAATACAAAGAATAATAAATATATATATAGTGTCGATTTCGAGGGGTATTGGAAAATGTACCCAAAAAAGACTCAAAAAAAGAAAGCGTTAGAACAATTTAAAAAGAAAGTGAAATCGGACGCTGATCTATCTGAATTTGATAAAGGGTACCTTAATTACTTGAAATATATTGAACTAAATGATTGGTATCATCCTCAAGAATTATTTAGGTGGATTCGTGATGAACGGTATAAGGATGAATACGATCTGGCACCGAAAGTTAGTAAAAGTAACTACAAAAACAATAAACACCGAGTTGAAGAGGTGCCAAGTCACATTAACACCCAACCGAATAAAAAAGAATCTGACATTGACTGGGTAGCAGAGGCAGAACGTTCTCTCGCCGAAAGAGGTGCGGAGAGTGAATGACTTTGAGTTGTTAAAAACACTACACAATAAGTTGCCTCAGGATTACAAAGAGATACAGGTACCTTATTTAACAAGGTATAGCCAACATATCGTAAAAGGTGGAAATGTATCTGACGATCGAGCAAAACAATTGTTTAAACAATACTGGGTAGGCTATTTCATCTATCATTACCAACAAAAAAATAAGGAATATGATTTTTGGGTTCTAAATGGTCAATCATATGAAACACAACTTGATTTTGCGAAAAAGATGTATGAAAAAGTGTTTGGATATGTTCCCAAAATGAAGGATAGAAAATGACTAGGTATACATTGCATTTAGAACCAAAGCCACAATCTCGGCCACGTTTTGGACGAAACGGAACCTATGAAGGCAAAAAGATGAAACAGTGGAAGCGTAATTGCGAGAGTCAGCTTAGATTGATGAACCCTAAAATTATCGAGAAGGGCGCTATATTCGTCGCTATGACGTTTTACATCTATCCGCCTAAACGGATAGCCGAGATGAAAAAGAAACGCTTAGAACTCGAATCAGAGACGATTTACGTTGATAAGCGACCAGACATAGACAATTACATCAAAGCAGTTCTGGATTGCGGCAATGAAATACTCTTCAAAGATGATGGGCAGGTAGCTGCACTATCGTCACAAAAACTTTATTCGTTAAATCCGCGAATAGAAATTGAAATTACAAGCTTGGAGGAAAACAAATGATAAACAATGTGGTTCTAGTAGGAAGGTTAACGGCTGATCCAAACCTACGATATACGGCAAATGGCACAGGAGTAGCAACATTCACTCTCGCAGTGAACAGAAACTTTACCAATCAAGATGGTAACAGAGATGCAGACTTTATTAACTGCGTAATTTGGCGGAAGTCAGCAGAGACGTTAGCCAATTACGCTAAAAAGGGAACGCTGTTAGGTGTGATTGGCCGTATTCAAACAAGAAGCTATGAAAATCAGCAAGGACAACGTGTCTATGTAACAGAAGTAGTTGCTGAGAACTTCCAATTGCTTGAATCACGTAGTGCGAGTGATCAGCGTCAGAATACTAACGCCAGTACTAACTCAAATGGCAACTATGATCAATCAAATAAAAATAGTGTGCCTGACTTTGGTAGAGATAACAATCCTTTTAGTGGTTCATCGATTGACATCGGCGACGATGATCTGACGTTTTAGGAGGGGTTAAATGAGTAGACGTAAAACACCAGAACAACAAGCGGCGTGGAGCGAATTGTTATTATTGATCAATGATCCAGAGTGGTATTTAGACAGGGAAAAAAGTGATAGGCATAAAACGCTTATGAAAATCATATTAGCGGATGACAAAGACGACTCCTCAAAATCGAAAAAAGAAAAATATCAGGACTATTTGAACAAACGTCCAGGGATGGAGAAGAAAATAGTTGAAATGATTAGACAGGGGAAAACAATAGCTCAGATTCATGAGGTATACACGATTGATCGTAAGATATTTGCTTATGTGAGGCACAAACACCAGTTACCAAAATTTAGAAAGCTAGTGGTTCCTACTGCCGAAGAATTAGAAAAGTCATACAAAAGCGGCGGTTGGAAGAAAGCGAGTCGAGATTTTGGTGCGTCCCAAGGAACGATTTATCAATGGATGCGGAAATACGGAATTGAAAGAAACTATGTGATAAACGAAATGGAGGATTAGCATGCATATAGCAAATATCTACGGCGAGTCTATCGTGGGTGAAGAAATCGAATATCTAGATCAACCCTACAAAAATATTATTATCGTGGAGGATTCTAACGGTGACAAACACGTGGTTCACAAAGACACGATCGATAGGAATCGTAAGCGAAAACCAAGCCGTGCAGGAGTGAGGTTTGACCTTCTAGGTTGTCAGGCGCATGGAAGAAAAGGGACGTTGAGAAAGTGGCGGAGGATTGGTTAGGACATAAGAAAAAGCTCCGCAAACTGGGGCTATCAAGTAGAAAGAAGGTGACCATCTTGCGGTCAATTTATCAAGTGACTTTTAGTAAAAAAGATAACAAAATGACTTGGGTCAAAGCGGTTGTAGCAACATCAGAGGAAAATGCAAAGAAAGTATTCGCAGAAGAAAATCAGTTTGAAGAAATTAAAGGTGTCAGGATATTAGGGAACGTAGTAGACGAACTAATGGACGATGGGATCGGATTTGAGAATGAATAGTTCCACAAATGGAGGAGTTTGTAGAGGTGACCTATGAACAAAAGACAAAGAAAAAAGAAACAAACTGAGGTAGTTTACCTTTTCAAGTGGAATGATGATGTGTCATCAAAAATTTGGGTGAAAGGAAATCACAGAACGAAATTACTTTATAAGTTAGCGGTTAAGTACGGTTTATTGAAAATTGGTCGAGGATACAAGGACTTTTTCTAAGTCCAGTAACGAAGGCTATTAAGGAGGTATTTTAACAATGGAAATAATTTTAGAAGTTGGTTACCGAGACAAGTATACAGCCAGACTACAAACAGAAGAAGTAGTAACAGAAGATGATGGTTACGCCTATGAATCCGCAGTGATGACCGTGTTAGAAAACTTGAGCGGACACGGGGCGGACATAAAAGATATAGATGTTTGTTTTGTAAAAGAAAACAAATAAAAGAAGTGAACTAACGGGCGGAATTAAATAGAAAAGAGGGTTCTGAATGTCAGAGGAATATCCAAGATATTTGATACTGGGTACGATAGAGCACGAACGCTATATGCAAGACGCATATTATTGTGGTTGGGTGACGCCTACACCTATTTTAACAACACTAAAACAAAAAATGTGCCGACATGAATTCACACTTTGGTGTACAAATGTGGGCGTGAAAGATGCACGGTTAACTTCGTATCGAAAATGTATGAAATGCGGAAAAGAAGAATTCTGCTAACGGAGTCGTTGGAGGAAATAAAAATGGGTTTAACAGTTTTTAAAATGGAATTTTATCATTTTGATAATACTTCAATCACGATGATGAAAAATAGTAAGTTTCTGTATAGCGTGGAAATTGTAGATGATAACGGCAGGTACGAATTTAGTAACGGTCTGACATTCAAAGAAGCAAAAGCGATTGTAGACAGTGAAATTCAAACATTTGCAGATAAGTTGAAAGTCAATTAATGACAACTATCAGGGAGGAAATTAACAATGGGAAGAAGCATAGATTTATACAGCTATGACTATGAACCACTTGTAGAAGGAATCAAAGAATATGTTTCTGCTGATAACACAGAAGTTATCAGGAAAATTTTATCAGTAGGTGGCAGTGTTATTGGAGATAAGTACATTATTCTAAATAATGAGCTTTGGGATGAATGCAGTCCTTACTACAATGTAGCTGGTGCATTGGAAAATTACTTTAAGGCAGAAGACGTTTTTGGAGAAATATTTTGTACCATGGACAATAAGTTCGGACATGCAGAGTTAATCAATGCATGTAATCCACCAGAAGAACTTCTCTATGAACTGAAACTGATTGAGGAGAAGGACGATGATACCGAAGTTTAGAGCTTGGTGGATACAAGATGAAGTGATGACACACATTGACACATTGGAGTTCTTGCAAGGTGGCATCAGGGTATCTGACGGATGTTGGCATGAGAAATTTTTAGGTGATGAAGTCATTCTCATGCAGTCAACGGGATTTCATGATAAAAACGGTAAAGAAATCTTTGTCGGTGACATTGTGATTCACACACAAAAATCAATAAATTATGAAGACGTATACCATCATAGTTACGCAGAAGTGTTTCAACAGCAAAATGGTGCATACCGTATCAGAGGAAAAGACATATATGGAACCGATGCTTATGGTGCTCGAAAAAATTTGAAAGTGGTTGGGAATATTTACGAACATGCTGAGTTATTGAATAAGGATAGATTCATGACTGAGGATTAAAATTCCGTTAATCACGCCTACTAAGTAGATTCCCTCAATCAATATACCTGATTGAGGGAGAGAAAACGTTACTTATTTCTTTTACGAATGAGTATTTTATCAAGTGTGTGGACACTTTGCTTTCCTATGACGAAAAATTCGTCCGGGAACTCCTTTCCTAATGATTTTAGCAGTTTGTAATCATTGTCAGTGAAATGAGAGAAGAATTCAGGAGCATTTTTCTTTTTAAGTGTATCTCCGCCAATTTTGTCTAATGTCTCATAGACAAACATTCTGAGTTCAAAAATAGTCATATTAGCACCTCCTTAAAAAATATTTTTTATTTATAAATACACTATAACAGCAAAGGATACCTCTAAACGCTCTAAATTATTTTTGAGAAATTAGTTTGATAAAGGGGGAAAGTCAGTGAGAGCATTATCTCTTTTTTCAGGGATTGGCGGATTAGATTTAGCGGCAGAATGGGCCGGGATTGAAACTGTCGCATTCTGTGAGAACGCCGATTTTCCAAAAAAAGTATTGAAGAAACAATGGCCAACAGTGCCGCAGTTTGAAGATGTGAAACAGTTAGATATTCAGTTGTTAGAAAGTAGTGGGATAGATGCAAGAACAATTGGAATTATTCACGGAGGATTTCCTTGTCAGCCTTTCTCACTTGCAGGAAAAGGAAAGGCCGAAAACGACGATCGCTACTTGTGGCATGAGTTCGCAAGACTCGTCAAAGAAATTCAACCTCGTTGGGTTGTCGGCGAGAATGTACCAGGAATTCTTAACCGTGGACTCGAAACAGCCATTAGTGACTTGGAAAAAGAAGGCTACGAAGTTTGGGTTTTCAGTGTTGCAGCTAGTAATATCGGGGCCATCCACAAAAGGCAAAGGTTCTTTATCGTTGCTTGCAACACCGACAGCCAGTCAATCATACAAGAGGATTCGCCCGCTTGCACCTTCAGAAGCGAACGGCAAGCATGGCAAAGTTCTTCCTGGAAGTCTTGGCGAGAATTTCGAGAGCTACATTGGAAAGTACCCGAACCCGGCATTTGTCGAGTGGATGATGGGGTATCCGGAGAATTGGACAAAAATAGATTGATTGCTTTAGGGAATGCGGTCCAACCACAACAAGTTTATCCGATCTTTAAAGCAATCATGGAAATTGAAAACGGAAGCTAACTCAGCCTATCAAGTAAGAATCTATGTGTTCATTAATCGACTTTTTGATCACATAGAATTTAGGAGGTATGAAATGAATAAACAAGAAGTTTTAGAAGAACTTGAAACAACAAGTACCCAATTTTTTCATGTAGCAACAAGCACAGGCGTAGAAGCCAATAACAAAACATTGTCCACAGGTGTCTTTGCAGGTTTGGGAATAGCAAAAAGTGTCCTTACCAAATTAGAAGAACCGCAGAAAGTGATCGCTCAATTATCCGGAAAATGGCACGAAGACATTGGTCCTGTTCTCTGGTGGGATTTCCCAGTCGAAGAACCACCATATTGCGGCACACCACTAGATGACGATTTTCCAAAGTATAAGACACATTTTACTGAACTTTATATTCCAGACGAGGTCGAGGAAGAGCCGAAGTGGAAAATAATTAATGATCAAAAATACTGTCTGACATCAATAGAAGCAGGATATGGCAACTCGTTGCATTGGGCTTTCGACAGCACGAAGAAAAAGCCGATCCTCTTTGATAACGAGGAAACGGCATTGTATACCGCATATATCACTGGCGGCACAGTCGAGAAAGTGTAGGTGTGATCGATGGATAAGCAAGAAGTTTTAGATGAACTTCAGAAGAAATATGACGAGGCGATTGAAGCCCAAGAAAGATGCCTTGTTGGATATGGTATGTGGCAAGCATATGAAAACAGAGCTATCGCATATTCAAATGCAATAAGTATTGTTCATCACCTAAATGAGAGAGAGCAGGTAAGAGAATGATCAATAAAAAATATAAAACAATTTATCCGAGT